TCTAGAAGTCAGTACAAGTTTGACTCTGAAGTGCTTGAATGCAGGCAGATCATCTCTTGTAAATGTGTAGTCTTGGAAGGAATTAGAATCCGCGTTCTGAATCTGTTGAACAAACGTATCGGGTTTTCCGTTGCAATCTTGGAGATTAATAATCTGCCCTCTGTTGTTCAGATTATCGAATCCAGGGAATGGAACAAAGATAGGATCAAATCCTGGATCATTACCAATTGCATAGAATGCTCTGATATCAGTGTATGGGTTTTGGTGTGCAGCAGTGATAATTTTGAGAGTGGTCGCTGCATTCTCAAGACCCATCTCCTTAGAGATATATTGGAAAGCAGAAGGATCAGTTTCAAGACCAGACACTCTAGGATCGAGGGCAAAGTCTTGGATAACATTGTTGACTCTGTTAGAAGTCAGAATTGCGCTAACTCTCTGCGCGTCAATTACAGGAGACAGACGTGTATCAATTGTTGCCATCTGAACGCTCATATTCAGTGCTTTATTGCCTGGGAGATTCGTCAGCAAGTTTGATGAGTTGACATCTGAAGTAACTACTCTTGGAGAAGTCAGATAGTTTGGTTTATTAAGTGAGATTGATTCAAATCCATTATCGAGGAATGGAAGTTCGTTTCCACTCAAACTCTTACCAGTTACTGTTCTAAGAGTTGCTGTAATGTTAGTTCCTTCGGGAGTAACATTCTGAACAACAGGAGTAATAATTTCAAATGGCATGTTCTGTGTTGCCTTGATTCCAACTCCACCAGTAGATTTGTTCTCCTTAGTAAAGAGTTTAGGCCATCCAGTTGCAGCAGTTCTATCTGCTCCATTGGCAGACATATCAATCTTGAGATTATAATGATCGTATCCAATGGAATTAGCAACGGTAGAGTCTGCAAGTTCGTGGTTCTTATTGATTCTCCTCAGAGATACGCCATTGAGTTCATATCTATAAACAGGAGTTCCAACAGGATAATCCTTAGGATCACTTCCTCTAGTAATCGTTCCACCAATAGTGCTGCTAGTAGCAGTTGTATAACCAACAACCTCATCTCCAATCAGAAGATAACCAACGTTAGTAGTTCCGACTCCAACGTTCTCAAACTGTTGGAACAATGATGCACTATCTACAGTAAGTGCTCCAGTCGAATCTGCCGCTAAAGCAGCAGTCAGTTTGGTTGGTTTCGTATCTGGCATAACTCCAGAAATGGTGACGGTATTGCTATCGTCATACATTCCGTGGTTCTTATGATTAACCTTGATGTGAAGACCATCGTTCTCAACAGTGACATCTGTTGGTCTGATGTAGGGACCAACGCCCATATTAGCGTAGTTCAGAGTGGTAGTAACTCCAGAATTGTTGATAAACTGAATAGTGTTGCCAACACCAGTCAGGAAGTCTCCCTGAACATTGTCAAGAATCAATTCGCTGCTGCTTCCGATGGAAGTTACAGAAAGTCTGACTCCAGATCCAAGGTTGTTAGTTCCGATAGTTGTAATACCCAGAACGTCGCCAACTTGATATCCAGAACCACCATGAGCGGTAGACTTGACTGTTGCAAATCCAATAGTTCCGTCAGCAGTTACTTGAATGTCGGCACTTGCACCTCTACCGTTTCCAGTTACTGTAGTCAGCGCAACACCAGGGAATGTAAATGGTCCAGTGTAACCAATACCTGCATTGATAACATTCATCGTACCAACATTAGTTCCTGCGGTGCCAACGAAGTTAGCAGTCGCATCAGAACCAATCTGAATGACAGTATTGCCAAAATTTATGTCGGGATCATTGAATGTTGATGAAAGACCGACTCTAATTTTCTTGGACTTCATTTCCAACGAATCTTGAAGAAGGGTAGGAACTTGTCCATTACCTTGCTTGAGTTGTGGGTTATAGAATTCAACCGAACCAGTTTCAACAAAGTCTGCTCTATAAAGAGTGAACTTAAGGTCTTCCCACTGACTTGGTTCCCAAGTTGATGCGTTCTGTGATTTGAACAATGAACCAAGATATGGTTGGTTAGAGATAAAGGTATCGCTAATCAAATCATTTTCACCAACTCTTGAGATGTATACGCTATATTTGGTTGAGTTTGAAGCAACACAGATAGCATAGTCCGTTCCCAGACCCTCAAGATAGACAGGTGCTTTAAATTCAAATGTAGTAGCAACTGAACCATCAGCAGAGAGATTAACCTGATCAGGATCCAGAGTTACTTCAGAGAAGGGAAGAATCTTCTGAGTGGGCAGACCATTATTCATGGTTCTGATTTGCAGAGTTACAGGAACATCTGCGTCATCCTTAGATCTGAAGAAGATATCACACTTAGTCAGATAGACTCCAGTGTTATCATCAACCAAGAAAGACTGTGCCAGAGGATCATACCAATAGTTAACTGTCTGAGTAACCTGACGGGTGCCAACTACCCGACTATTAACTAACTGAGTCCCAGTCGTTCTTGCAACTGCTTGCTCTTCAAATTCAAGTTTGTTCTGGACTCTAGCATTTCTAACAGAAACGATGTTTTCCTGAACAGTCTCAATAGTTCCACTTGAGATGTAACCTTCTTCTGCAATTGTGGTTGCAGTTTCTTGGTTGTTTGTGCTGCTGTTTACAAACGAAAGGATTCTTGTTCCCGCTTCAAATCTTGGATTTGTAGTTACATTTGGATCAGGAATAAAGAAACTTCCTTGAAGATGTGATCCAATGTCAGAGATCAGTTTTACATCAGTAACCGTTGCCTGAGCGCCACTAGTTTTGCCAACCAGAGTCATATTTCTTTCAGCGTGACCAAAGAAATCGCCTTGAGGTTGGTTTGCAAGAGAGAAAGTATCCACATTCAAGATAGTTGAAGTGGAAGAATAAGTCTCCGACATTGGTTGACCATCATATGGACTCTGACGATAAACTCTATCAGGAGAGTCATATGGTCCTTCTTTATGATTTGCCTGAGCAACTCTAAAAGTGATTTTTGCAGAATTAGCGTTGACTGGACCAGTTCCGGCATTAATTACAGAACCAACGACAGTTTCTCCAACCTCAAAGGTTCCTGAAGTCATTGAAATTTCAAGTAACTTAGGAGTACAGAACTTAGTTACGTTAGCGTTATCAAAGAATGCATACATTCTCGTCAAAGGCTTAAGTTTCTTCGCTTCAAATTGAACGTTTCTAGATCTCATGTAAGGAACTACGTTCCTGCTCACAACCCTATCTCCAACAGAAGTTCTATCGAATTGTTCTGTAATAATAGTTCTGGATCCAGTTCTGGACATAACTCCAGTGTCTCTTACCTCTCTAAAGGTATCTTCGACAACATCAGCATTAACTTGTCTAGTCCAAGTACTATGTCGCGCTCTCCCTCCAGGGCCTTGAATGTTAACGCTAGTTTCCACATCGCTTGTTCTAGTTCTTGTAGTCTCAACTACGTCTCTACCAGTCCAATTGGTTTCCCAAGCATTCCAGATAGTAGGAGCAAATCCAGTCTGAGGGTCAACACCCTGCTCTTCGACTGCTTTTGCCATGACGTTCTCATAATCACCCTCAACATCGATAATCTTTGCTTCAAGTCTTACAGTATCGACCCAGGTATCAGTCGCTGGAGTCAACTCAAGACTTCCTTGCCAGAAACTTACAAGGAAAGGAGTTACACTCTCAACTCTAGTAGCGAAGGTTTGCTTCAACCACTCAACGTCTGCATAATCGAGAGTGATGATATCGTTAGACTTTCTAACGTTGACACCTTCGGGTTGTGCAGTTGAAAGGTCAGCAGAAGCATCTACATTAACAACTGGACCTTGAATCAGATCGATAGCATTCGTATAGTGTTGAGGTCTAAGAACTTTAAATTCGGAATCCAGACTATTCTTGAATGAAACAGACTCCTCTTGAGCATTCAAAGAAGTGAAATTGTCTACAAAGAATCCAGACTTAAATCTATTAAGACCATCTCCATCAGGAATAAAGAAATTTGAAGTATTGCTCTCAAGCAGAGATAATGCCGTATAATATTCAAGATTTCTGATTCTATTCTCAAGATTCTTGATATCACGCATCTGATATCTCTTATGCTGTAAGAAGTCCAACTTAATCTGGGACATATCATACAGATATGGTGGCAGAGTTATGGTTGCAATTTCAATGGCGTCATCAACAGCAAGAGGTCTTTCCAGTTTCTCTGAAGGGACTCCATACTGAACTTGGAATTTACCGTCTTGGTTCAGGAAGATTCTATCGACTCTTGGCAGATAGTATGCGAATGTTACGTCGAATGAATCATCTGAAGAAAGGATGTTGGTAGAATTACCAGCTCCATTAAATGCTCTACCATAGAATTCAAATGGAGATCTTGCACCCTCACTTACAGTATAATCACTGGTTTTGGGTCTAATATCAATAATATCAGTATTTCTGTGTCCATCAATTGCTCTAACATCTTTTACATAATCAAAGTCGCTATATGAATTTGTGGTAACGATATCGCCATCATCTGCAGCATCAAAGAAACCATTTGTGAAATATACTTTCAGTTGTCTAGTTGGAGCAGCAATACCCTCTTTTCTTACAATAGAAGAATCACCATAGAAAGATCCTCTTTGACCAGTGCTGAACTTATAGTCTTTAGATACGTTGAAACTTGGTTCAGTTACAACAGAAACAGTTCCGTCAATGACAGTCTCTTCAAATCTAATCGACTCTCCTTCAATAAGTGCATTGGTATTCTTGGGAATATAAGAGATCTTGGTATCAGTCAGTTTCTCTGCAACTACACCTACAGCACCGCTAGTTAATCCTTCAAATCTTTCACCAATCAGAAGGTCGCTAGTTTTTCCTTCAGGGCCAGAAAGAGAAGCGATAATTACAGTTGGCGCGGAAGCCTGTGTAGTATCAGCAGACTCGTAGATTGCTTGAATGTTAATTACGTCACTAACATTAAGAGAAAGTCTCTCATCTTGAACTCTAGTTCCGAATGCATAATTTCCATAAGTCAAACCATCATTCAGAGTAAATTCTCCAGTTCCAGATGCTGACAATTTAGACTTATCGATTACAACAGAGTTGACTCTGTTCTTTCTCTTCTTCTTCGCAACAGGTTTAATCTTTTTAACTGTATAGATTAACTGAGCTCCAGTGTCATCTGTTCCAAGGTTATAAATCTGAAGTTCTTTTGCGTCATTTGAAAATGCCAACCTATCAGCAGTCAATACTTCCGTTGATCCATCAGATCTAACCAGAGAATATCTCTCCTCATCAAATGGTAAGAAAGTTTCATTGGTTCCAGCATTGACAACTGCACTTAACTGGTTGCCAGAGATATTAACTGTTTCATATCTCCTAAGAGTGATAAAGGAGTCATTAAGTGACACTGACTCGATATTATTATTTGGAAGTTTGGTATACAGAGTGCTGTCACTAGAAGAAGACAGTTTAGTTCCCAAAACCTTAAGGTCAGTAACTTCAATCTTAGTTCCAGTCTCTGGAAGTCTTCCTTGGCAAATACCACTAACAGTAGTAACGCCAGAGATTACAATACTTGCATCAGCTACTGACTGAACAGTAGCAAACACTGGATCAGTAAAACTTTGTGCAGTATCTGTGCTAGTGAAACTAACCAGGTCTCCAACACTAACCAAACCAGGGAATCGTGGATTTGCTGAGATGACAGTACTATTGCCACTAGAATTTACAGCAGTGATGGTAGCGATACCGATTGTTGCTTGGGTAGAAGGAATAACGTCTGCAGCAAAAGTCGTTCCTACGCCAACTTTACCATATACTGACTGAACGTCAGAAATACCAAATGCGGTAATTGCAGTAGCAACTCTTCCATTGTCAATACCATCAAATTCAAATCCTTCAAATCTGATAAACTCTCCAGAAGTTTCATATAGTTCAATGACGTTAGTGTCAGTGATGCTATTCTTCAAGAAACCAGTCGCACCACTATTAGTTCCTTTGACAAACGTTGGAGTTGTCAGTGTAGTGTTCTCGTTTAGAGTGATCTTGGTGATAGTCTGAACATCAAACAGAGAGACGTTCCACTCGTTCAGATTGCCATTTGAGGTATTGTATGATCCAGACTCCAGTCTGAAGTCATAAACTCTTGCAACGCCAATCTCAGCACCAGCAGGTTCTGTTTGTGCAGCACCAACTGCACCATCAACAGATCCGACTCTTTCATCTCTTAAACTCAGAACATAGGTATTGCCAGCACCAACTAAAGGTGCTCCATATACTCTGTTAAGATTGAAAGTTGAACCAGTGTTATAGAAGATTGAACGGTTTTTAATCTCCTTAGTAGTTCTTGGTTTTGGAGCATCGAGTAAAGTAGTTCCTACAGTCTCAATCTCATATCCCTTAACATATGCCTTGCCAGGAGAAATCTCATACAATGCAAGATCATCGGATGGAACTGATCCACCTGGAGTAACTTGATCTGCTTCTAAAAGACCTCTGTTACCTTGCTTGTCGTTTAATGATTCTTTAGGAGTAACATCAAATGGTTTCACATAGTAATTACCAGACTCATCATAAGTTCTTCTGGCAAGTTCATGATTGATTACAGAATATTGTGAAGTGGTTCTGCTAGTTCTCAGAATACCGTCTTCTACAACAGCAAGTTCTACAAAGTTTTCGTCATTGAAGTCTGTCAGAGACTTCTTGAAGAGAAAGACGGTAACTAAAAGTCTATCTGCGCCAGGAGCAGCATAGTTGTTAAATCCTTGAGAATTATCAGTCAGGGTCTCATCCTGATCTGGGGTGATGATTTGCTCATCAATATACAGACCAATTCTGTATGAAGGACTGTTGGTATACTGATCCAGAATCAGAGTTTCGTCTTCAACGTTTACAAACTGACCTCTGATAAAGTAAACGCCATTAGAAATTGAGAATGCAGAACCAGTTGAGGTTGCATCTTCAGCAATAGTTGAAGCAAATGATTCTCCACTAGCAATAATTTCATTGCCCAACAAACCACTGACAATATTTCCTTCAGCGGAAAGAATTTCTCCGTTAGCAAATACTTGAGTTTCATTATTCTGAGTATTTGATCCCAGATAGTTCAAATAAAGAGTTGGATTACCTCTTTCAGAATCCAAAGATGAAATATAACTTTGAACAACAGCAGTAACGCCAGAAGTTCTTCCAGTTATTTTCAAACCAATTAACTGATCAAGATATGCGTCAATTGGAACACCTTGATGTGTCACATTTAGTTCCACTGCAAAGTAGTTTCTACTATATGCAGTGTTTCCAGGAATTACCTTTGCACCTTCTTTAAAAAAGTGCTGCCCAAATCTTTCAATCTGATTCTGAAGAATCGATTGGAGCGTTGTTAATTCTCTTGCCTGAACAGGATATCCAGGTTTGAACAATACTCTATGATAGTTGTCCGTAGGATCAAAGTCGTCATAATATGGGGCAACGTTGAGATTGGTGATTTGCGACATAATTCCTTATTAGAATTGTAATATAACCTTGATGTCTTCTTTTTG